GGTACAATAACTAAAACTTTTTGATTATAATTAGCTAAAAACCAACGTATTAAATAATATATTATTAATGATTTACCAGAACCTGTCGGTGATAATAATATTGCTCTTTTTTGTTTTATGGCATGGGATATACCGGTAAATTGATAGTCTCTTAATTCAAATGGTAACTCTAATGTTTTTGCAAAATAAAATATATCTTCAGGTTTAACAATATTAATATCAGTAGCCAAACCATATTTTGTTCTTATTTCTTTTAATTTGTAATTACGAGTATCTGCAAATACTTTTAATTGAGGATATAATCCACCTGGTAATTCACCACTATTAGTATCATATAATCGTATTTTTCCATCCCAAACTCTACGTTTAAACGCGGGCATAAATCTATAGCCAGGCACATAAAAAGAAAAAAATTCTTTTATTTCTGCTGCTATGCCATAATCACAATCGACGTGTAGATTAGAATGATCTAATTTCCTGACTGAAATTGTTTCCATTTAATTATATTGCTTATTGTCTGATGTCGCCATTTTAAATTATCTATTATCTCTGATAAAGTATCTACTATCGTTTTATAATATTGAATCTTTTCTTCTGACTTTTGTATTTCCGGATCTGCATCATAATAATAATCCATTTCACCCTTTAATATTTTTAATCCGCCAAATGGATCCGGATCCCATTCTAATTTTTTAATTTCATCTTGATCCATTTTTCCGTTATAATATAACCATTTTTGTTTTAAAAGTAATTTTTGTTCGAACTCACTTTTTTTCAATATGAGTTTAGCATTCATTAATTTTTCTAAATATTTTGAATGTAGAATAGGAACTTGTCTAGAAGTTTCATCTAAATGTATTTCACTTATTGTACAATCATCTTTCCATTCATCAAGTAACTGTTTCAAATCAATCATAATTATTATCTATACTTTCCTCTTCTTTAGTTTTATAAGCCCATTCATCTGTGTGACCAACTGACCATTTTGGTTCTGTTTCGACTCTATAATTTTGGGTACAAACTTTAAAGTCTGGAGTCATTAACTTATCTGGTGTTAATGAACTATCACGCCATATTATTCTATTATTAGGTTGTGCTGCAAACTGACCATTTTCTAATTGTAATATATTAAATGATTTGTGTTCCGGATCGTGTTCAGAAAAATTTTGATCTAGAGTTGATCTTTCTGAATGACAATTATCTATTGTAAAAAGATATTCTCCCGGATGCATGTTTTTGTCTTTTCCAAAAAATTCGCAATTACCTAATATAGGTTTTTCCAATACTGTTAAACTATAATCAAAACAATCCCATAATTGAAGAACATCAAGTGGTAAATCACCATGATCTTCAATTTTCCAAACAAATGCCGATATCGGAAGTTTATCGAATAAAGCACCATAATCAGTAAGTAGTGTTTCAAAATATAATGCTTTACACATTGTGGACTTTACACTTACCCAAATTCCAGGAGTGTATTCGCCGTGTCCTTTTTTTAAATCATATAAATATTCTTTTCTAACGTAAACATTTACCGGTGGTAAATTATGTATCAAAAATGCCATATTAATCCTGTATTATAATAAATCAAAATAACTAAATCTAAACGATATTGCAAAGGTAACAAATTCTGTACCTGTTGCAGTCGATTCAAATGTAATATCTCCTAAAGCTATTGGTATGCAATCTATATATTTAATTTCTTTAGTCTTATTGTTATGACTAGACAAGATAGAAACAGTAATATCAGAATATGTCGGAACTATCTTTAATTTGTGACTTCTTTTTATTGCTGGTATTTCTTCTTGTTCTAATAATCTACGCATCCAATTATACATTTCGTCATACGATTTTAAATTTTCATCTAAAATCAAATTTGCTGATAATTCGTTATACGTTAATTTTGCTCCAGTAAAAGGTACTCCGGTAAGTTGTTTATACGGTACTTCAATTGGATTCATTATCATACCAGGATGCGTAACACTCTGAGCGAAGTATTCTAAGTTCGGATAGTTTTCTCTATCTATCGTTAGCTTATACGACGTCGGTTGTAAGTAATTTAAATTATTAGTTAATGTTGCCATAATCCTATTTATATACGTTTAAACAAAAAAAGAGGGGCAAAAGCCCCTCTAAAGTTATTATTTTAAGTTTATTAAGATACAGAATCGAGTATGTTATCTACTCTAAAAATTCTGTAGTACTGGTTATTTCTAACTGTAGCAGCATCCATACCATCTTTTGGTGAGCTTGTTACAAATGGGTTAACTTGCATTCCATATCTGGTTTTAAAACCAATTTTTGGTTGGAATGTGTTCTCACCAACAGCACGTACCATAGTTAGCGGTACATATGGGCAATAGAACATACCAGCATCATATGGGTTAGTTCCTTTATAACCTACGTTTACATAGTTAGCAACCGCATATGGGTCGATGTAAACTCTCATTCTGCCGTTTAATGTACCAGCAAATGTATTACCAGTGTCATCAACGTTTAGGTTAGTTGACATTGCAGGTGTATAGTCTAACATACCGGCAGCGTTAAGAGCGGAGGCAACATCTGAAGAACAGATTATAAAGTTACCTTTACCACGTCTTGTTTCTTTCGCGATTACGTTAGATTCTCTCTCGAGTTGAAATACAAGACCTTTCCATCTTTCAACTGACCAACGACCATCAGCATCGTTCTGAACGTCGAATAGTCCGTTTACTTTGATTTCAGCTTGTCGACAACCGATTTTTGCTTGAAGATTTATATTTCTAATAACTTCACGATTAATCTCAGCTAAGATTTCAGTTGACAATATATTTGCCAATTCTGTCTCAGCGTCTAGACCGTGAATAGCTTTTAAATCCTGAGCAAGTTCAAGACTGTATTCTGCTTTTAGCGCTCTTGATCTGGCAGTAACTGTTGCCTTTTCAATTGTAAATCCCATTTCTGGAATATGAGCATTTGGTGCAGAACCGTCGCCTAGAGCTTCAGCAGTACCTGTTGCATAACCTGTACCTGTTACGCCGTGCGTTGCAGAGGCAGAGTCAAGAATTGATGGATCAGTGTTTGCACCAGCAAAACCAGTGTCTGTTACTCCAACAAAACCTGATGGACCTTTTGCACCGTTACCGGTTGCAGATGAGTCACCTGAAAAGAATGTATTAGCTTCGTTAAATAGAGCTTCATTTCCATCAGCTTCACCAGCAAGTCTAATGCCTTGTGGATCTTTATATGTTGACTTCATCGCAAAGATAAGTCCGGTAGGACCAGTCATTGGTTGTACACCGCAGACATCGTATGCCATAAGGTTTGGCATTGCACGTCTTACAAGTGCGATTAGTACAGGGTTCCAGTTAGCTACATTACCAGTAGCGTTAGCTGGAGCAGCTTCTTGAAGCATACCCTCTTCTCTTAAAGCTATTTCTTGATTTTCAAGAACAGCAGCTGTAACAGCTTTTTTGTGATGATCGGTTATTGAGCCAGCAGATTCCTCATTGAGTACTGGGGCCCATTTCTCGATCAACCTATCGTAAGATACAGTATTTGTTTGCATCCTTAAGACTCCCTTTAAGTTTTGATTTGTGATTTAAGAGCAGTTAGATACTGTGACATTGCTCCAGAAGTTTCAACAGTATTATCTTCTGTATCTTCTTCTAATTCCATATCAAATTCACTAGTCATCTGTCTTTTCTTAAAGTATGATTCTTTAACAGTATTAACTTTGTTGGCGAATTGTTCTACGTCGTCAAAATCAATGCTATTTGTTAAAGTTTTTAGTTTTTCAATTTGAGTTTCTGCTAGATCATTCGAAGCTTCACGGATAACCGCTTCCCTTTGATAATCCTCGAGTTCCTCTTGCATAGCGATGGTTTTTGCTGTTTGAGAATTTAAAGTTGTTTCCAACTCTTCAACTTCTGCAGCAAGATCGTCAACTAGGTCGACTTTAGACTCAGGTACTTCAATGTAAGACTCTGTGAATAAATCTTTTAGATTATTCATAAACTTCTCAGCAATTTCTGTACGGAGACCGGTTTGAACTGCAACCTTATTTTCTTCCATCCAATTCTCAACTACGTAGTTAAGGTATGAATCAACCTTATTTACAAGTTCTTCTTTGGTTGTAGAAACTTCAGATTCCAATTCCTCGTTAAATTTTTCTTCAAGGCGATCAATCTCTTCAGATAGTTTTGAATTGATTGCAGCTTCAAATATTGTTTGTGCTTTACCCTTAAATTCTTCAGATAAAGTTGCTTCTTCATTAACAAGAGCATTAAGATCACTTGACCAATCAACATCGACTTTAACATTGCTTGACTTAACTTCAACAGTTTCGTCATCTTCAATGTCTTCAGCCATGAATTTAGAATACACAGATGCTAAGTCTTCTTTCTTGGTTTTAGTCATCTTAGTATACATATCGTTCATCATAGCAGCTTTAGTCTTTGGCATATAAGCTTCTTTTGGTTGTGCACCAGCATCTCTTATTTTTGAAGCTGGATCACTTGATTGAAGCTTTTGCATTGGATCTTTTTTATTTTTATCGCCTTTCCGAAGGGGTGCAGATGGACCTGCTTTTTCAGAATCCTTAACTGACTTCACAGATTTTTCTTCTGCATTTTTTTCATCATGCCCCATAGCTTCCTCTACACTTTCATCCTCTTCGTAGAGATCGCCAATGACATCATCTTTGATTTCTTCTGTCATATTTGACTCCCTAATTTTTATTTTTGAGTAACGAGAGGAAATTTTTGAACTCACGAACTTGAGTCTCGTAGAGATTTGTGCGTGATGCCTTTTTAATTTCAGTCTCCATTTTTTCAATTGTCCTAGCTTCAATAATACCGTTATGCCAAACCCATTCAACACCTTCCATTATCCCATTAACAAAAGCTCCAGGTGCAGATGGATCTTGTACTATATCAATAGCATTAAGCATAAAATCGTCTTTTACATACATTGCGTTATTACGTCGCTCTAAACTTCCCATACCACGAGTCGAAACGCCTAATTGAACACCGCCTTCGAGTAACCCTTTTACTATGTTTCCCATTGGAGTTTCCAATATTTGCGCTTTCCCCATAACATCATTTCCCTTAAAATTAAGTTCATTGATCTTATGTGAAACCTTATCTAAATTTACAGTCGGCCCTTCTGGGTGATTCAATTCACCTACGGCACGACCTTTAGAAACTTGTTCATTGGAGTATTTACCAACAGCCTTTTCCATTACAGGCATTGGATAAATTCTACCATTTCTATTTTGCCCTTCAGCTTGAGCAAAAATACCTTCTATGTTATAACACTTTTTACCGTTTTTACCTTCAGTAATAAAAACTTCTAGATTTGTATCGTTAAATTCTGAAATGAGTTTCATAATTACCTCGGATATGCTATAGGTGTGAATGTTACATTACCGCTACCAGCATATACCATTTCATCGTGTTTTTTATTAAAAGTAATTGCTTGACTAGAATGCATTAAAAAAGAATGTTGAACATCCCCGGCTGCATTACTTATTGTTACAGTTGTAGATGTTGTACAACAAGCATATACGTTACGATTGAATCCCAAATAAGTTCTATTACCTGCGCCGTTAGCTGTTTCACCGGCTGCTAATGGATTTATATGCATTACTTCATCCCTTTATATTGTTTCATGAACATCATACCAGCTTTTTCAGCTTCTCTTTTAGTACGATATTGATCTAATCTATCACCATCAATATAAACAACAAATTTGCCCATTTCATTGTGTATCGTCATTGGAATTCTATTGATTCTTTTAGAAAACACTTTTGGTCCTATTGCTTTTCGACCAGCAAGTTCTCTTAATTCTATAAAAGATTTCATAAATTTCCCTTTGTATATATTTATAAAAATATAATTTTTAACGGATTTTAATTAGATACTTCCTCATCTCCGTCTTCTTCGTCCCATTCTCCGTCGTCATCTGATAACTCGTCGTCTCCCATTTCGACTCCCACATCGCTACCGGACTCTTCTTCGGTCTCTTCGTCTTCAATGCCACTCTCTGCCTCAGAGCTAGTTGCTCCACCATCTTCCGCGTTATCGAGATCGAGTTCGAGCTGGTCTTCGTCTCCCTCTGTATCGTCTGCTTCAGCAGGTTGGCCATTGTAGAGTTGATCTGCAAGTTTTATTTTCTCCTGATCTAAAACGTCATTTAATTTTACTGATATCACATCACTAAAAATTTTATTCGCTTTATTATAATCTTGATCTAGTGAATGTTGTACCAAATCTCTTAAAGGATTACCTTCAGTTTCTACTTCTTGTTCAGCCATAATTACTCCTATTCTTCGTTTTCAGGTTGTGGTTCTTCTTGCTGTTCATCGTCAGATTGTTTTTCTAAACTTTCTATATCATCATCAGTTAGCTTAAGAACATTTTTCATAATCCATTCCTTTGAAAAATATGTTCCAATGTATTGAGAAGCTTGATCTAATGTTTGTAATCTTTCTCTTAATAATTCTGATTCTTTTAATTCTGTAAAATGATTATCTTTAATATAGTCAATAACGAGATCGTTTTTCATGTCATCCCAATCTTCTTCAGTAATAATACCTTTTAACATTAGTTGTGTTTTTAATAAACCCATAAACAAATGCGAAAATCTTGTACGTAATCTTTCAACAAACTTTTGAAATTTTAATTCGTCACGAGTTATTTCTGAAGTTCTACCTAAACTAAATTGAGATTCTTGTTCTAATCGATTAATCGGTACATTTAGTGCTTTATATAATTTCTTTTGAAAATAAATAATATCTTCTATTTCACCAAGATTTTGGCCACCAGGTAAAGTTGTAATTTCTGTACCTCGACCACCTTCTCTACGTGGAATCCAAAAATCTTCGATCATTGACATGTGTTTACGATCGTCTCTTATTTCACCGGTTTTAGCATCGTATACTATTTTATTACGATACCTTGACATAATATCTTTCATATATTGTTCAGCTTTACCTCGAGGTAAATTACCGACATCAATATAAAACATTCTTCTTTCCGGAGCTCTTGATAATCTATATATTACCAAAGAGTCTTCCATCATTCTTAATTGATTGAGAGGCTTTAAGGCCTTATGTAAATATCCTAAAATCTTTTTTCTTGATTCATCTAATAAACCAGATGTTACATAACTTACAGAATCGACACTTAATTTAACACCCGAAGTTTGTTGACCTGGCTTTTCTTGATATATGTAAAATTCATCCACCTTTTCAACAAGATTGGCACCTGTTTTTGGATCTTTTTTTCTTTTAATTTGTTTTATTTTTCTTATCTTTGAAGAATCAATTGGTCGTATTTCTTGTATACCTGCTTTTAATGCTGATTCATTAACAACTATATGGTGATATATTCTACCATCAATATACCATCTTCTAAAAATATCATGACCATCTTCACTAAAATTTAACATTGAATATATATTGTCAAATTCTTCTTTAATTTGTTTTTTAATTCCGTCACTTACTTTTAAATTATCCATAGTAATATCTACAGATTGTTTTCCAACTTCATTTGATGAAACAACTGATTCGTTAACAATATCTTCTATAGCAGCATCACATTCAGGATGCATAGAAGTTCCACGGTATTTCATTATTAGTTGGGCATTATCTTTTGAATCATCCCCATCCATATTAATATATTGTCCATAATGTGAACCACCAGCAGTAACGTAACCAGCACCGTCATCATCTTTTGCTGGAACTATAGATGGTTTTTTATTAGGATCGTCTTTTGGTGTTCGTCTTAATTCGAACCCAAATAATCTTAATCCTCGCGTATCATTAATGTAATCAGCCATTAATTATCCCTTATTATGAGGGGTGCTTAAGTGCACCCCTCTATCTTATATATTATGCAGCATTAACGCCGTCTGTGGTATCAGATGTCCAGTACTGGTAATTCCAAGTAACCGTAAATCTTTCAATATCTTCAGCAGCATATGATAAGTCAATTGCACTTACATCTGCTGGCCAACAATCTTTAAACGTATATGTTTTTTTAATTGTTTCGTTTCTATCAAATTGAGAAACCTGAAGATCAGCGAAATATAATTCGGGATTTTGAGTACCGCCAATATCCGCATGATTTGCAATGGCGTTCATCCAAGTTTCGAAAGAATTTCTTAACTTAAAATTTACATCATTGATTATAGTGACGGTCCATTCTGCGAATGTTCTATCACCAGCTATTTTTAATTGTCTACCTCTAAAGGGTACAATTATCGTACCAACTGTTGACGCTGGTAACTGCGCAGCCTCACACAAGAATGATGAAAGATCAGCATCTACATCAACACCTAAACCACCTCTTGGATTGTTCATAGTGACTTGAAATAGATTGGATCTTGCACCTCCACCTGTAAGCCTGGCTTTAAATTGATCTACACTACCTAGTGCCATTTTTTACCTCCTAAACGCCAGCAGTTCCAACAATTTCTTCAAACGATACGCCTGTTCTAACAGCCACAAAGTTAAGTGTGACAAAGTTAATTGAACGTGCAGGTTTGATGAAAATGTTAGCTATGAATTCGTTACGATCAATAACTTCAGAAGTATTAACTGTTTCATCAGCTATTACTCTAAAATCGGTTATACCTCTTCGAGCTTTCACATCTCTGAGGACTGGTTCAATAATATTTACAAATTCTGCTCTTGTAAATTCATCATTAAATTCAAACATTACGTTTTTAGCAGCTTGCGCAATTGCTCTTTCAAGTGTTAAAAATAATCTTCTACAGTTTATTCTATCAAACGCAGAAGGTCTATTGAACATTGTTTTATCACCAAATAAACAAATACCTGAGCCACTTACATTAACAACTGGATTAACTCCGGCTTTATATAAAGTATCTCTATTTGTTTTATTTGGATTATAGTTAAGTCCTGTTACACCTAATAGTTGTCCTCTTCTTGTACCAGCAGGAGAAAACCATGGTGCTTGTGTTCTATCAGTTTCTGCCATAAGTCCAGCAACTGAAGAAGCAGCAGGTATTTCAATAAATTGATCGTTGAATTTATCGAATACTTTGAGATATGAACAATCCATAATGCCATAAGAGCTCTTTGTTATTGTAGCAGCCGTAGCAACAACATTTGTAGTTACTGTTGTTTCATTTGACTGACCAACAACGTCTGATCTAGCTGGCGAAGATACAACAACACAATCTTTCCTTGCCGTTGCATTTGCAATTAAATCATTAGTAACTGTTGTTTGATCGGATCTGCTACTCATACCGGGTGCAATTAAGAAATCTACTTCAACTGCTTCTACATCTTCAAAAAGATCATGACCAGTTGCAATCTCAGCAGTACCAAGTGCGTTAGAATTAACTCCACTATCAAGTGAATAATTTAATACTTTAATATTAGCTCCATCTGCAACGAAATCTTGTTGAGTACCAGTCATAGCTTGGCCGGCAAGAACACCTGTTACAGTGATATCTTGTGGAAAACCAATCATATGTACGTACTGTGATTGCTCGTTAATTACATTCTTTATATAATTAGTTCCTCCATCTTGTGCTTTTGAGTTAGAAGCAAGTGATACGTATGGATATGCTTCTAATACTGATCCTTTCGTTCCTGATATTTGGCCATCTTCATCAACAATGGCAACGTGTACTTCAGTTTTAGATCCGCCTGCTGCAGAATCAATTGCTGATGAACCTGGTGCTGCATCGAAAGATGATTTATATGCCCAATTACTAAATGCTGAGTCTAATAATGTTGGTGTACATATTGAAATTTGTAACGAATTACCTAAAGCTCCAGGAAATCTAGCAGCAAAAGAAGCTTTAGCTGAATTAAGTGTTCCTTCTTGAGAAATAAAATTATCTTTATTTTTAATTGTTGGTGCACCACTTCCTGGAAAAGTTCCTCCAGTTTGTAGTGTTGATGCTCTTGAATTTTTTGCTTCAGCCGTTACAGCTCTAACAACTTGTAGCGAACTTGAATAACGCAAAAAATATGATGCGTTATGAAAATCTATTGTGTTTGTGGTGTCTGGTGTCGAGTGGACATTTATCAAATCGGCTTCGTTTGATATGAGTGTTCTTTGCTCGACAGGACCCCATCTAAAATTTCCAACGATTGCTCCAGTGGAAGTTTGAACATTGGGTACGCCGCCCGTTGCATCAATTTCCTTTACAACAACCGCAGGTGATTGTGATGGTGTGAATAGTGCCATGTTTGCCTCTCGGTTTCTAATTAATAAGATTCATAATACGGTTGTTATCAATTACTATGATATATTTATATAATTTAGAAATTAGAGTAATTGTTCCATTGTCCGTCATGATCAAATTCTATTACCCATTCTGGTTTCTTTACTTCTTCTTCAACGTATTGTGATCCATCATCGATGTGTCCAAACGGTACAACATCATCTTCGATCTCTTTCATCTTTTGTTTAAAAATCATTTCTTTTAAATTAATATTTGTCATATCTCCAAAATATTTACTTGTTACAAAATAGCCAAATAATACAAAATTCATAATTAAATCATCGTGATTACCATCAGATGCTTCGTATGATTGTCCCCTTGATATAAATGTAGAAGCTTCAAATATAGTATTTTCATCTTGTATAGCAATCTTATTATTTTCTAATAAATCTTTTAAAGCTGAACATCCTAATCTTTTTGTTTTACGAGTCATTTCTATACCCATTCTATCCATTCTTACGGCTGATTCTGAATGCATATTTTCATATTCTAAATCTTGATATAGTCCATTACAGACTAAAGAACCCTGATCATTTGATTCAATTATTACATAAGATTTGTTGTAGACGTTAGCCCATTTATAAATAATGTTAGGGTAGAGGATAGGCGAGATAGTATTATTGCGATACACAGCTACCTGTCTGAACGGGCGAACGCTAATATCGACTAAATTAAAGGTAGAATAGTCCTGTCCTCTACCCTTCGCAACGTCGACACACATAACATATTCATGCTTTTCTTTTGGTTTTTCGTATATCAAAAGAGAACCATCTTCATATATTTTGTATGGTTGACGAGCTCTTAGTTCCATTAGTGTTTTTGCGTTTATAAGAGTATCACCGGTACCGAAAAATGTATTACCAAATTCTTGGTCAAATTGTAATTGTGATGTATTTGATACTGTAGATTCTTTCCATTTTTTATCTCGACCCGGCACATCCCACCAGTCGACTCTAAATGGTTTAAATTCATTTATATTTTGTACTGCGCCTTGCCATATATTGTAAAACGTATTACCAATACCATTAGCAGTAGAAGTAACTATAATTTTAGTTTCTTTACCAGCAGATACAACGGGATATGTTGAGGTATAAAATTCAGAAGCCTTTTCTACAAATGCAAACTCATCTAAGTATAATAAGTTAACAGAAAGACCACGAATAGAACTCCCGGAAGTAGCAGCAGCAATGATACGAGAATTATTTGAAAACTCAAGGGAACCTTTATTAAGAGCTTTACTACCAGGCTGTAAAAAAAACGGAATATTTTCCAGCATAAGAGTAACACGTGAAAGCATTTCTCTCGCAGTAGCTCCTTTATTTGCCAAAATAGCGATAGTTTTTTCTGAATTGAATAATGCGAACCATAATAGATAGGCGCACGCACTGATTGACTTACCAGATTGACGACATGCGAGAACGACATTAAACCTATTCTCCTCAAATTGGTTAAACATTTTCTTTTGATAAGGATATAATTTAAAAGGTACGAGCCCTTGATCTAACGAAATGATTTTACAATATTTTTCTGCAAAATAAGTTGAATCTTTCATACATCTAGAATATTCCTCAACTAGTTCAGCCGACCATTGTTGTACAACACCGTCCTTCTTTACATTAGGATTCCCTAGATAACTCTGCGCTTGATGCATCTACAATTTTCTCATCTTTTTGTTTTAATAATTTTTGTAGATCAGCAGTTGACCCTAAAAATATATTATTTTGTTGATGTTCCACTTTTTTAAGTGGTTCTTCCATATCTTTATTCTTTTTATTTAAGTCCATTAATTTGTCATTTACATCTGACAAATTTTTTATCATATTAGATAATACTTCAAATGCTCTAGGATGTTCTGATTCTCTAGCAACTTGCATCATTGTTTCTAAACTATCTTTGCCTTTTTCTAGTAATTCATAATAAGTATCACGAGAATATTCATAGTCATTTTTTACTTTGTCAGACATTTAACAGTTCCATCTTCTTCTTGCTTGTCTTAATCTGCTGTTTGGATCTTTTGCAGCTTTAGGAAACATTTTCATTTGCCCTGCACTTCTTGCACAATAAGACTTTCTTCTTGATGATGCTTTACTTCCAGATTTTAATTTACTAGGCTCAGTTGTAACAGCTGTTTTTAAATTACCACCTGTTTTTCTATTATGGGCATCAACACCTTTTTGTGTCATACCTGCGCCTTTTTCAGTTGCACGTTTATGACCTTTTGAATCTCGCCCAGTAAGTTTGTTTGCATCTTCTCCTACATCTAATGTTTTAGGATAATTTTTATCACCAGGCTTTAACTTGCGTTTACCTTGTGCACGCCTTTTTCTTATATTGTCCCATAAACTTTCTCTTATTTCTTCATATGTTTTCATGAACTACCCTTTCCTGATACGTAACCAGCAACAATACCTACAATACCGGTTATCGCCATTTGTAATAATTCAATAATACTTGCATCTAATTTTCCACCATGTGCGTTTGCCATCATAAATTCGTCTACTACTATTAATCCTAATAGTCCCATCAAACCAACTACTAAAATTAAAACTGTTATATCTTTTATATAATTCATTTAAAACCTCTTTGAATTAAATCCCATATAAGCTCCGACAATTCCTGCACCAGAAAGATAAAATAAATTTGAAATGTCTGATAGAGCATTTACTCTTTCAACAGATACAAAAAACATTGAAAGAGTAAATGCTCCCATAGCCATTAATGTATATCTTGCCATTCTTAGTTGAGCAAGTTGTCTTCTTAAAGCAGCTTTATCTGTATTTTTAAAATCTTCAATTTGTTTTTCTTCAGTCATTATGAACCAAACCCTCCATCGCTATCTTGACCCCATATTGTTGTAGTAAATCCAAAATCACTATCAGGATCACCAATAGTTGTTATAGGATTAGGATCTATTTGAACTGTTTGTAATCTAACATCTGAATCAGTTGTTAAACCTCGAGCTGAATCTAAAAAACCAACTCTAGGATTAAATACTTTTGCAACAGATTTTCTTATAATCTTCGAAGTCGGAATATTACTATAAAAATTTGTTCTCATTTCAAAATCTAAAGTGTATATAATCGTTCTTCTACTTCCTAAATCTCCTTCATAATCATCGGCAAATCCTACACCAGCAATACTAATCGGAATATCTTCTAGAAAATTTGGATGCTCACTCATAAATGGTTTTATAGTTAAAGTATATTGCGGATTAAAAGTTGGTAATATTTGTTCTACAATTTGTAAAGCATCATCTTGAGTTTTAGCATATGCATTTAATTGAAATCCAATAACATACGGTACCGCAGTATTAAATTTCTGCCTGCTTAAATTAATAGTTCCAGTATTTGTAAAATTATTTAATTTAGATAATTGTCGAGTTGTATCGTATGCAATATTAGTAATTTCAAAAGACATACGTGGTAACTTTATAGCAACTCTTGTATCTTCTCTTAAATCCGGATTTTCTCTTATTCTTTCTAAATATTTTGCTTTTGG